AGAGCTTATCAAATACTTTCGCAATACTTCGTGCAGCCCATATCTGAGGCTCTATTGTGGATTCTTTATTTATCGATGATAATAGTTTCTTCTCTTCTGTTTCTAATTCTTGCTTTAGCTGAGAAGCTTTATCTGAGTCTACCCGAACTCCCAGAAACCTCATATCAACAAGACAAGGAAAAAGATCTGTCTCAAGATTAAAAATAGATTCAATATCTTGATGTATAATTTCTTTCTTAAATATTTGCCAAAGTTCTAAAGTTAACTCTGCATCTTTCTCTGCGTAGGATCCAACCTCCATCGCTGGTAATTGCCATAGATCTTGTTTAGGATCTAACCCTCTTGATTTAGCTGCTTCAATCAAAGCTGCCTCTGATTTACCATGCCCTAAATAATCCCACGATAAACTATTTAGATCATATCTAAATCTATTCTCATCAATTAATGATGCTGCAATCATTGTATCAACAATAAGTCCTTCAATCTTTAAACCCATTTGTCTAATCCAACATACGTCGTACATTGCATTATGGAATATTTTGATAGCTTTTGTGTTAAGTGTATCTTGGAACCATTCTAAAGTACGCTTTCTGTCCATATTGGGTCCTGATCCGTGAGCTATAGGAAAATAAAATTTACGACCTGGTACAGCTATACCTACAACTTCGCCATTACCAATTACAGATCCTGATCCTAAAGTTTTTAAGTTTGGATCTCTAGTTTCTAAGTCAATGGCTATTTCTTCGTATTGTCTTAGATCTGGATACTCTTCTGGTTCGTTCCATTCTGTCTGTGCTTCAAAGAGCGGTACTTTCATAATTTTGTTTTACACTTTTTTATTAATTATTACAATCATTAGAATCTTTTAAAAAATAATCTCCATAACCAAGATCTCAACATGGACACACACATAAATATGACGGCAATGTTAAAACTTTCCCAAACCGTAGGATACATCCCAAAGAACGGAAAAACATATAGCTGCAGTAATGTGGCTATGATTAACCCTGATCCAACGTCAATGATACTTTCAATTAGTTCTCTCACTTTTCCCTTTCAGCTTTTATTATAGCTCTACCTATTTCTTCCGCGATCTTGGGGACGATAGAGTTTCCCAATGCTTTAAGTCTGTGTATTCGGCCGGGTACCCCATGAGCCACTCGACCCACGTTGGGTTCAAAGCTCCACCACCCTTGATCCATTGCTCTTTGTTGTCCCTCGCTATTGTCTGAGGTAAAGAATTTCTCTGAGAATTGACCACTGCTTTGCCGCTGTCCTTCCAATCCCTCGCTGTCGGTGTTGGCCAATTTTTCTTTGGTTCCACTTGTTCTTTGCCCTCCACTAACTCCGCTAGTCCTCGACCATAACCCTTTGTCGTTCTCCCTGGTTCCTTCGCCCTTGGCGTTGGCCACATTAGATTCGGATGAGCTACTTGATCGTTTAAACATATCGGCATTTTCTTTTCTAATTTCATTTTCATTCTCTTCTCTGATGCTGGACCTCTGTCGCAATGTGCGTCGGGAGTTCGCCACAATCCAAATTCTTTTTCTTTGATGTGGAGCACCGACGGCTGAAGCTGGAATATTGAACGTTTGAACTTCGTATCCTTCACTTTCCAA